GAAACGAGCATCGCAAGTGCTAACGAGGTGTCCATGGCCATCGCCAAGCAGGAGAACCTCAACGACCTCAACGACAAACTCGGATTGGTTCCCGCATACGACGACCTCACCGCCGCAACCCTCAAAGCCGACTTCCTCAAGTTGGTGCAGAAACTCCCCACCGAGCAACAGGAGCGGTTCCTCAAGGACATCGACCAAATGACCCCCGCCCGCTTTGAGAAAGGCATCCAATTCATTCAAAACCAACTTGCTAAGCCATGACCTTACTTGAAAAATGCAATGCCGATGTGTTCAAGGATATACTTGACATCAAATCCTCAAATCCCGATATCGGGGAAAGTATGTTTCGCATACTGCAAAAGCACACATCTAGTTTTGATATAATTTGTGACGACATGCTTTGGTTCTCCGCACACCTTTCTTCAAAAATTTGGGATTCCAGAGTTCATACCTTTCATCTTCTCTTTGAATCCAAACAAACCACTACAATGCCATGAACCATTTAGTCACCATCCCCAGGTCGGACATCTCCAAACAAGACATCGCCGACATCGCCGCTGGCCTTATCCTCCGAATCGAGGAAGGCGAGGTCAACCCCATCGCCGCCCATGTACGATTGAAGGCGGTTGTCAAAGCCTTGGAGCAAGTCCTCAAAGCGACCGAGGACATCGTAAGGGACGAGGCCGAAAAGCACGGCAAGACCTTCTCCGCCTTCGGTGCTGAAATTCAAGTCAAGGAGGGGGCGCTCACGCCCGACTACCAGCACGACCAAGTGTGGAGCGACCTGCAAGCATCCATGAAAGCCCGTGAGGAACTGCTGAAGATGGCGTTCCGCAACACTGGCAAGGCAACGGTGTACGACGAAGCGACGGGTGAAGCGGTCCCAGTGTGTCCCGCCAAAGGAACAAAACCAAGCATCGCAGTAACTTTTAAAGCCAGTTAAGATGAAAGACGGACAAACAATCGGCCAATGGCTGAACTGGGATTTTGAGGCGAATGGGACTTTGGTGATTAAAGATAAAAATCTTAGACTAATCTACTTAGAGAATGCAAATCGAGGTTGGGCAAAGTATGAACGGGATTCTCAAGGCAATGAACTCTACTACGAGAATTCAAATGGTAAAATCATAGACAACCGCATCCCCGAAGTCATCGAACACAACGGACGCAAATACCAACTAATCCCCTAACCATGCCCAAGCCTAAAGGAAAAGAAATCCAACGAAGAGTGGCCACCATCTACGCCGTGTCGTACCTCGCCTCACGCCCATACAGGGCCACAGAACTCGCCGAAGTACTTGGGGTGACCATCCGTACCACTTACCGAATCCTAAGCGATTTACGGGCCTCTAAATGGCTCGTACTGGAAAACTGCAAATACTCAATTCAACCCAACCAAACCCCAACCCAAAACCCATGAGCGATTACACCCCACAACCCAACACCTTCACCTTGTTCGCCAACGACAAAGGTGACAACCCAAAGCGGCCCGATTATAGGGGCGAAATCGTCCTGCCCGACGGGACCAAGATGCGACTATCCGCATGGTTCAAGGTAGGCAAAAGCGGCAAGCAATTTCTAAGCGGCAAAGTAGAAACCATGAACGAATCCCGTCCAGCCAACGCATTTGAACCACAGGACGGAGATATGCCGTTTTAGTGTAACTTTGCCCGAAGATTACATTTACTAATAACGCCCGTGTGTGATTCCAGCCACACGATGCGTCCAATAAAGGGTTCCTTCTCTAACCCCTGCCCCGACTGCTGGAATCAGTTGGGGCTTTTTTTTACCTCCTATGAGAGATTCATTCATCTTTTACCGCTCATTCCTCAAGAGCATCCAACACCTTGACCCAGTTGAGCAGTTGGAACTATTCCAAGCCATCGTGCAGTACGGGCTTGACCAACACGAACCCGAAATGAGCAGATATGTTCGGGCCGTATGGGAATCCATAAAACCGCAACTGGATGCTAATCAGCGGAAATACGAGAACGGTTGCAAGGGTGGGAAACCAAAGGCTAACCAAGACCTAACCACAACCGAACCACCCCATAACCTAATGAGTAATGATAATGGGAATGATAATGAAAAGGAGAATGATAATGCAAAGGAGGAAGGGGTAATGGGAAAGCCCAAGAGGGATAGCAGTATTTTGTTTGACCAATTTTGGAGCCTCTACCCACGCAAGACCTCCAAGCAGTCCGCCTCCAAAGCCTTCGCCAAGTTGAAGGACGAAGACCAGCAGGCCGCTATCAACAACATCGCCCGCCTATACGCAGAAACCCCCGTGCAGTTCGTTCCACACGCAGCGACCTACCTCAACCAAGGACGATGGGAGGACCAAGCCATTGCCCGAACCAATAACTTTGCAAACCCACTAAACCAAACCGACGATGAACCCTTACCATCTTACCGCTGAACGCAGGCTCCTGTCCTGCCTCATGGACCAGTTTACCAACCGAGCGGTCCTCCTTCTGCAAATTCCCGAACGCCTATTCACGGGGAACCATGTCCTCGTATATCGGGCCATTGAATCCCTCCACCGTGCCGAGCGACCCGTGGACCTTGTGGCCGTCCACAAGCATTTAATTGACAACGGGCAGGCCCATGTCATCGCTGAATTTGTGGACATCCTTGACGGCAACACGCTGACCTCCGATTGGAAGGTGTACGCCTCCGACCTTAACGAAGCGTGGAAGCAGCGGGAGGAACAACGCATCATGGACGAGTTGGCCCATGACAGGGACATACCCAAAGCCTTCGCCCGCTATCAATCCATGCAGGCCATTGAAACCAACGCAACCGAAACTACCGCTCACGAACTGGCTAAGACCTACCTCATGAACATGAACGAGGTCCGTGAAGGCAGGCGCAAGGATTCAATCTTTCCCACCTACATCAGCCCGATGGACCGAATGCTTACAGGGTTCAAGCCTACCGAGTTTATCCTCTTAGGTGGAAGGCCCGCAATGGGCAAGACGCTCTTGGCCCTGCAAATCGCAATGAATCAAGCCATGGCCGACATTCCCGTGGTCTTTTTCACGCTGGAAATGTCAGCGGAGCAACTGACCCAGCGGATGCTCTCCAACCTCGCCACCATGGACGGGGCGCACTTTCTCAACCCCACCGAGCGAATCAGCACAAAAGATTTTATGGATTTGGGCCAAAAAGCGGACCTCCTAAAGTCCAAACCGCTCTACATCGTGGACCTGCACCAAGCCAACCTTGACCGCATTGAAGGCGAAATCGCCAAACTGAAAACCAAGTACGGGATTTGCGGGTTTTACCTTGACTACCTTCAACTGGTGGAGCCGACCAAGATTGACAAAGCCAAGCCGAAAATTGAGCAGATGACCAACATCAGCAAGACCCTCAAAGCAATCTGCAAACGGCAGAAGGTGTTCGGGGTCGTCGTGTCATCGCTATCCCGTGCAACCGAGGGCCGAAGCGACCATCGCCCCATCATGTCCGACCTGCGAGAAACGGGCCAACTGGAGTTTGATGCGGATAAAATTGGTTTTGTGTATCGCCCCTATGAACACGACAAGAGCCAGCCAGCGGACCTCATGGAGGTCATCGTCCGCAAGAATCGCAACGGCGGCCTTGGCATCGCAAGCATCCAATGCCACCTTCCCTACACCAAAGCCAACGAGTTCCCACCTAATTCCCTATGATGGACGAATACAACCTCCAAGCCGCCTGCGTCAAGTTGTTCGCTTTGATGCGACCCAATGAGCAGGGACTGCTATTTCTCAACCTCAACAACCCCCGTTCCCGTTCCAACGGTTTCTTCTTGAAAGGCATCGGGCTGACCGCTGGAGTGGCAGACATGACCTACCTATCACCCAAGGGTGCGGTGTTTATGGAATTTAAAACGCCCAAGGGCAAGCAGTCCCTATCCCAAAAGTGGTGGCAGGGGGTTGTGGAGGCAGTAGGCTACAAATATGTAGTCATCCGAAGCGTGGAGGAATTTCAGCAGGTGTTGGCTGAATGTTCTTAACTTGTGTATATCTTCGCTAAACCTAAACCAAAACCCATGAAACCAACCCCCACCGATTTCCGCCGCTGGCAAATCCACATCCGCAAGGAGTGCGTGTCTTGCTCCCGCCCCGACCGCTC